GGCGAATATGGTACAATGTATTTTAATAGGACACTAAACGATTGGGCTAAGTTTGATATAAATAGAAGAACCAAATTTGATGCGGCTATTAGTTCAGGGTTGGCAATAATGGCATGCAATAGACATTTGTATAGACCGAACCCGCATGTTGAAAAACCAAAGTTAAATTTAAGTATTGCAAGATATAAAAACACCGGTGCAATATCGGAAATAATAAAATAAAGTATGGCTGAGTCAGTTATAAATAGTTTTTTTCCAAGCCAAGTTGCTAGCGATGCAGAAAAAATGTCGCCTGAATATGGTTTAAGAGTTGGTAGAGCGATCCAAGATGAGTGGTTTAAATCCGACTCTGGTACCAATAGATATAGAAGTAATCAAAATACATTTCATAGATTAAGGCTATACTCTAGAGGCGAACAATCAATACAAAAATATAAAGATGAATTATCTATTAATGGTGATTTATCATATTTAAATATAGACTGGAAACCAGTACCAATTATCCCTAAGTTTGTAGATATAGTTGTAAATGGTATATCCGAAAGAGCTTTTGATATAAAAGCATATTCGCAAGATCCTTATGGTGTTTCTAAGCGTACAGAATATTTAGAAAGTATAATCAGAGATTTACAAACAAAAGAAATTAATGATTTTGCAAAAGAAAACTTTGGTGTAAATTTATATGAAAACCCACCGGAGATGCTACCTGATTCTCAAGAAGAATTAGATGTGCATATGCAGCTTACTTACAAACAAGCGGTTGAAATTGCCGAAGAGCAAGCTATAAACGTTTTATTAGAAGGTAATAATTATGACTTAACTAAGAAGCGTGTTATAAACGATTTAACTGTAATTGGTATTGGAGCAGTTAAAAACAGGTTCTCAAAGACGGAGGGGGTTGTTATTGAATATGTTGATCCTGCTAATTTGGTTTGGTCGTATACTGAATCGCCTTATTTTGATGATATATATTACGCAGGTGAAGTTAGGAATGTACCTATTAACGAAATTAAAAAGCAATTTCCGGATTTAACCAATGAGGATTTAAAAAGAATATCTGAACAAGGTTATCAAAATAACGGGTTTTACGATAGATCACTTTCTAATTACAATGAAACTGATTCTAACACCGTGCAGGTACTTTACTTTAATTATAAAACGTACATGAATGAAGTGTACAAAATTAAAGAAACCGCGACTGGTGCTTCAAAAGTTTTATTAAGAGACGATACATTTGATCCACCTGTTGAAGTATTAGAGCAGCAATTTGGAAAGCTTTCAAGATCAATAGAGGTATTATACGAAGGCGTTTTAATACTTGGGACCGATTATCTGCTTAAGTGGGAATTGGCTACAAATATGATGCGCCCAAAAAGCGATAGCTCAAAAGTATTATTGAACTATAGTATTAATGCTCCCAAAATATATAAGGGTAGAATTGAATCGTTGGTGAGCCGTATTACTGGATTTGCCGATATGATTCAATTAACGCATTTAAAACTACAGCAATTGTTATCAAGAATGGTACCTGATGGTGTTTATCTTGACGCTGACGGTTTAGCGGAAATTGATTTAGGTAATGGAACAAATTACAATCCGCAGGAAGCGTTAAATATGTTCTTCCAAACAGGTTCTGTTATCGGTAGATCGTTTACTCAAGAAGGGGATATGAACCCTGGTAAAATACCAATTCAGGAAATCACGAGTGGATCCGGTGGTAATAAGTTAGGTGCTTTAATTAACACGTATAACTATTATTTGCAGATGATCCGCGACGTGACCGGGTTGAATGAAGCGAGGGATGGCAGTATGCCAGATAGCAAATCATTAGTAGGCATACAAAAAATTGCTGCGGCAAATAGCAATACAGCGACAAGACACATAATGCAAGCCGGGTTAAATATAACAGCTCATTTAGCGGAGTGTTTGTCATTAAGAATATCGGATATTATAGAATATTCACCAGCTAGAGAAGCATTTATACAAAAAATAGGCGCTCATAATGTCGCTACATTGTCAGAAATGAACAACTTGCATTTGTATGACTTTGGTATATTTATAACGCTTATGCCGGACGAAGAAGAAAAACAAATGCTAGAGAACAATATTCAAACAGCATTGTCAGCTGGCTTAATAGATTTAGACGACGCTATCGACATTCGTCAAGTAACAAATTTAAAATTAGCTAACCAGCTACTGAAGATTAAGCGTAAGAAAAAACAAGAGCGCGATCAATTAATTCAGCAGCAAAACATTCAAGCACAGGCCCAGGCAAATGCACAAGCACAACAAGTAGCCGCGCAAGCCGAAGTTCAAAAGCAGCAAGCTCTAATAGCGCAGAAGGCCGAGCTGAAACAAATAGAGTCTCAGCTTGATCTACAGAAGTTGCAAGCAGAAGTGGCTGCTAAGAAAGAATTGATGGCGCAGGAGTTTGAATACAATATGCAGCTTAAGGGGTTAGAAACAGAGGTCCTTAAGCAGCGCGAATCACAAAAAGAAGATAGAAAAGATGATCGCTCAAAAATGGAAGCAACGCAGCAAAGCGAGCTAATTGAGCAGAGAAAAAACAATACGCCGCCAAAAAACTTCGAATCTAGCGGAAACGATATAATTGGAGGCGGATTTGACTTAGGAACTTTCGAACCTAGGTAATAATAGTAATGTATAATTATATAATATTTTATCATGTCAGAAAACCAAGAAGAAGTTCTTGAGGTACAAGAAGATGTCCAAGAGCAAGCTACCAATGAAAATGAAGTAGTAGAAAAAGCCGAAACAGGGCCTGTATCGCAAGACGAAGAAGGAACAATAAAAATTAACCTAGCAGATTTAAACAAACCACAAGAAGATGCCATTCAAGAGCAAAGCACAGATGACAGCGATGTTGTTGTCGGAAAATCCGAAGACTCGCCAAACAGCGAAGCAGTGGTTGAAGAAGTACGGGAAACCGAAGAAGAGGTAAATGCGCTAGAAGAAGTAACGGAAGAAAATGAGCCTGCCCTCACGGCACAAGAGACAAGAGAAATTGTTGAAGAAGCTGTAGCAGAATCAAACGAAACAGGTGTTAAGCTACCAGAGAATATTCAAAAAGTTGTAGACTTTATGAATGAAACTGGCGGTAGTCTTGAGGACTACGTAAAGTTAAATACTGATTATTCTAAATTAAATGAGGTACAATTAATTCGTGAATATTACGAAAACACAAAACCTCATTTAGATAAAGAAGATATTGAAGCTTTGATGGAAGACTTTAGCTACGATGAAGAGCTAGACGACCCGAAAGATATTAGGAAAGCTAAAATAGCTTTTAAAGAAGAGGCTGCAAAAGCTAAAAAACATTTAGAAGGCTTAAAGTCTCAATATTACGAAAATATTAAAGCTGGTTCAAATTTAACGCAAGACCAGCAAAAAGCAGTTGATTTTTTCAATCGCTATAGTAAAGAAAGTGAAGAAGCCACTAAAATGGCAGAAACGCAAAAGAAAATATTTTTAACTGAAACCGATAACGTTTTTAATAAGGATTTCAAAGGTTTTGATTATTCTGTTGGAGACAAAAAGTATAGGTTTAAAATTAAAAATACTGAAGACGTAAAGGCAACTCAAAGCGACATTAATAATTTCGTCAAAAAGTTTTTGAATGAAAAAAACCAAATGTCAGATGCTAAGGGTTATCATAAGTCGCTATTTACAGCTATGAACGCTGATGCAATTGCTAACCACTTTTATGAGCAAGGCAAAGCCGACGCAATAAAAGAGAGTATGGCCCGAAATAAAAATGTTGATATGGACCCGAGACGGGCTCATGAAAAAGTAACAACACAAAATGGTTGGACTATACGAGCGGTACCAAGCGACGCAACCAGCACTCGTAGTTTTGGAATTAAAAAACGAAAATAATTAACCATTAAAAAATAATAAAATGGCTGGATCTTTTACCGGGAGCGCATCTGCTCTCGCACATTTAACCCCACGACCTGTTAAAGGATTGTTTGGTGACAACTACCTTTCTGTCGCAGATTTAGACTTCACGCAACAATTCTTGCCTGAGGTGTATGAAAAAGAAGTAGAGCGATATGGAAATCGTACTATTTCTGGATTTTTACGTATGGTAGGCGCTGAAATGCCTTCTGCTTCAGATGTAATTACTTGGTCTGAGCAAGGACGTCTACACATCGCTTATGATGACGCTGCAGTAGCATCAACTACTTCATTGACATTACCTGCTGGTCACTTGATCGGAAAAGGAATGACTATCGTTGTTTCTAAAGGTTTTGACACTCAAAAAGCGTATGTACAAGACGTGGTTGGTCAAACTGTAACTGTTGATACTTACGGAGCTGCTTCAGGTCTTACAATGACTGGTAGTGACGTTAAAGTATTCGTATACGGTTCTGAATATGCTAAAGGTACTTCTTTGGCTGGTAATTCAGTTGACGCTTCTTTCACAACTTTCAACAACAAACCTATTATCTTGCGTGACAAGTATAATGTAAATGGTTCTGATGTTGCTCAAATTGGTTGGGTTGAAGTAACTACTGAAGCTGGTACTTCTGGATACCTTTGGTATTTAAAGTCTGAGCACGAAGCTCGTATCCGTTTCGAGGATCAACTTGAAATGGCTATGGTAGAAGCTGAAAAATCAACTGACGGTGCTGGTAATGTACGTAACATTACAGCTGCTGCTGGATTTGGAGGCGGAGCAAGCATAACTGGATCTGAAGGTCTATTTGCTGCTCTTGAAGATCGTGGACTTGTTTACACTGATGCTGACTTTGGTGCAGCTGGTGGAGCTGGTCTTGCTGACTTCGACACTATCCTAGCTGAGCTAGATAAGCAAGGAGCTATTGAAGAAAACATGCTTTTCTTAGATCGCGCTACTTCTTTGTCTATTGACAATATGCTAGCTGCTCAAAATTCTTACGGAACTGGCGGTACATCTTACGGTGTATTTGACAACTCTGAAGATATGGCACTAAACCTTGGTTTCTCAGGATTCCGCAGAGGTTCTTACGATTTCTACAAAACTGACTGGAAATATCTTAACGACTCTACCACTCGTGGTCTAGTTGCAGATGTTGAAGGTGTACTAGTTCCTGCTGGTACTTCTACAGTTTACGATCAGCAACTCGGAAAGAATATCTCTCGTCCTTTCTTGCACATTCGCTACAGAGCTTCTGAAGCTGATGACCGCAGAATGAAGTCTTGGGTGACTGGATCAGTAGGAGGTAACTATACTTCTGACGCTGACGAAATGAACGTACACTTCTTGTCTGAAAGAGCGTTGTGTGTTCAAGCTGCTAACAACTTCGTATTGTTCAAAGCTACAGCATAATCCTTTTGTAGTAATTACCCTCGTCTTATCGGCGGGGGTAGTTATTACTTTTAACATTTTTATTATATCATATCATGGCAAAAACAAAAGAAGCCGCGGTGCTACCATCGTGGGAAATTAAAGATAGATTATATACGCTTAAAAATAACAAGCGTCCATTGGTATTTACGGTACCGTCAAAACATAGTGAAAGAAAACCATTACTTTGGTTTGACGAAGAACAAGGATACCAAAGAGAATTAAAATATGCTACTAACCAAAAGTCCCCATTTGTTGATGAGCAAAAAGGGCCAGCTACGTTAGGGCGTATTGTATTTAGAAACGGTGCACTAAATGTGCCTAAAGAAAACCAAGTTTTACAAAAGCTGTTATCGTTATATCACCCAATGTGTGATCAGGTTTACGAAGAATATAAACCTCAACAACAAGCAGCTAGCCAACTAGATTGGATCGAAGCTGAAATTGAAGCACTTAACTTAGCCAAATCGCTAGACATTGAAGAGTTAGAGGCTATATTACGTGTTGAGTTTGGTTCAGCTGTAGCAGAATTATCAAGCAGCGAATTAAAGCGCGATGGCTTGTTATTTGCAAAACGTAATCCAATTTTATTTGTTGAATTAGCAAATGATGATAACGTAAAGCTAAGAAACTTTGGTATTAAAGCTGTAGAAGCTGCATTAATTAGATTATCCGCTGACCAAAGAACGTTTACATACGGAGACGGCGATAGAAAGCTTATGACGGTTCCTTTTGATGAAAATCCATATTCTGCGTTGGCGGCATGGTTTAAAACTGACGAAGGTGTAGAAGTTTATAAGGCAATTGAAAAAAGACTTAAATAGTCACTCATAATGGTTAGGCCATCTTATGGGTGGCCTAATTATTATAAATAAAAAAAATATGAGCGTAAGTATAGATACTGTTTATCAAAGAGTATTGGGCATACTCAACAAAGAACAACGAGGGTATGTTACGCCTCAGGAATTTAATTTGTTCGCTAATCAGGCTCAGCTTGATTTATTTGAACAATATTTTTATGATATAAATCAATTCGGTAGAATGCCTGGCAATGATACGGAGTATTCCGATATGCTGGATCTACTAAATAAGAAAATCGCTATATTTGAAACACAAGGCGATTTAACATATAACGAAACAGGCGGTTACTTTCCGTTACCTGCAGATATGTATAGGCTTGGCACTGTCATATTCACAAATACTACCACAAGAGATCTTTATCCATCTCCTACGCAGCCGGCAAACTTCCCGGAGGCTAATCCAACAATATATAGGCAAACTCTTAACGAAGACATCGAAGCTGAACGTATAAACAGCAATGAATTTTTGTATATTAATTCATCTCCACTTACCAAGCCAAAGAACATAAGGCCTATATATATTTCTAAAAATGGCAATATAAACGTATATGGTGACACGGAATTAACTTCCGGCGTAAAGTGTAATTATATACGTAAGCCAGCTAAAGTTGAATGGAAATACCAAATGGTATACGGTGAAGCGCTATATG